TGGTAGCTGGGTTAAGAATCAAAACAACCCTATTAAGTTTATTCTTTGATCTAACAGATTGGTCAATCTTATCAAAGTCTTCTTCTTTTAACATCTCTTCAGCTTCATCTAAAACCCAAGTTGTAATGGCATTTATTGATTTAAGAGCTGCAGTTTGATTTCCTGCACTTGTTCTGATTCCTTTAAATATTATAGAGCTACCAGTCGTTATGTTTAAGATCTCGTCTTTAGTTATTCTAAAATGGTCTAGTATATCGTAAAGTTGTAGCTTTTCCAAGAACTCTGGTATGATTGAGTTGGATGCACTAATCATAGTATAGCGAGTAAAAAGAATTTTATGCCCTTGTTCAAAGGTAAGGAAAGCTAAAAAGGTTGTAATGGCAAAAGACTTGCCACTACCTCTACCACCAGTAATAACAAAATACCTAGAGTCATTACCTAAAGCATTATACTTAGGATTTAACTTTGGTTTAATCATCAGACTCTACATCTATTGTTTTATTCTCTTCTTCTTGACTACCTGTAAAAAGATTCTTAATGTTTATATTAACTTTCTTTGCATTTTCATTTGGATCTTCTCCAGGTTTACCATATTTATATTCTGCTAATAATTTAGTGTGAGGAAAAGAACCTTTCTTTGCAAACTCTGCTAGACTTTCCCAAAATGCTTGTTCAGATCCAAAGACTTTACTTATTGCGTTTAATGAATAAATAGAAACCCTATTAAGTTTAGCTTTATTTATAGCTAAAGGAGAGTTGGCTTTTAATACTTCTTTATTCTTAATACCTTTCTTCCTACCATTGTTTCTCCTACCATCGTTTGCTTTTACGTATTTATATTGCTTTGGCTTTCTACCCATACTAAACATCTATTTTTTTTGTTCCGTCAGAACATCATCATAACAAGTTCCATCTACTTCTCTTTGTAAGTCCATATAATCTTGGTATAGGTTGTCGTATTCTCCTAACAACTCTTCATATTTAATTCTCCAATAATGAACTTCACTATACTTTTTCAACCCCTCGTTACCCTCTTGTTGTAATATCTTTCTAACCCTATTATATGTAGTCATTATAGAATCATTATACATAGTAATTGTATTAAAAACTTTAAGACCGTGAATAACTGTTGCGTGTGATAAACCTACACTTTTTCCAATTTCTTCCAAAGATGCGTGGGTAAACTCTTTACATAACTTAAAATAGATTGCTCTACCATAAACATATCTTCTTGTTCTTACATCTTTCGTGATGCTTAATTTTAAGTCTTTAGAGACTATGGTTTTAATTTGTGATAACGTTAAATTTGTTGTTAAATTCATATTCATTTAATTCTACTTTAATTTGTTTATATGTTTTTTTGTTAGCATACTTTAATGCTTTTTGTATTCCTGCGCAAACCTCATACATCTCTTTAGATTCATAATGATTTATATCATCTAAAAGATCTTTTATTGAAACCCCCATCATTAAATCTCTTAATGTTAAATAGTAACTTCTTTCTATTTGTTCGCTATAAAATTCCTTTTCTAATATACTCATTGATGCTCTTTGTCTTTTCATAAAAATACTCTCTATATACTTGACAAGCTAATTTTACTTTTTCGCCAGCCACTTCAAGAGTTTCTTCTGTAACTGGAAACTCACCAATCTCCCCAGTACCTTTATCTATAACCAAAAAAACAAAGTTTTGTATTCCAAATATTTGTGTATAAATCCACGCCTGCATATCATAGTGCCAAGTTTTCTTAGCTGCCCACTCCCAACCATCTAAAGAATTTGTTGTTTTAACATCTATAATCAAATCTGAGGTAATGTAGTCAGCTTTTGCTCGAAATGGAAAACCAAACAACTCACCGATTCCAGGTTCCTCAACAACTCCATCTCTTAAATAAGAACTCGCTATTACATTATTTTCAAATATAGAAATTAAATAACTTATTGATCTGAGTTCTCTTTCAAGAAAAACCTCACACCCTTTATTATCTTCCACAGCTTCTTTATATTTCTTTGTAGCTCTACTACTCACATCAACAAATACATACTTTTTTTGTATTGTTTCATATTCTAACAATAAAGAATGAAACAACCTACCCTCTCTTAATGCTTTTTCATTACTAATAGATTCATTAAGATACTTTGAATAAGCTAATGGACTTTTATATAATGGTTTAGCACTACTTGATGACAATGCGTTTTCTCCTAAGAAACCATAATAAAAGTTATCATCATACATTTTTAATTTTAGTTCTTCTTTGTTCCACTCAGAACCATCTAATAATTTAATCATAATTTTGTTTGTTTTAATATTTCTTTACATAACTCTATTGGTAGCATTGCTCTTTTATAAGGAGATCCTAAACCAGCAAGTCCTTTGCAATTCCTCTTTTTATCTTTTCTATATGTTTTTTCGTGATGACAATCTAAATTGCCATTAAAACATTCTACTTTTGGTTTCCAACCACTTATGTTGAACATAGGATTATAAATATTGTTTGACCAAATGTCAGTTGGTTTTGCAATATCTAAACCATATTGACAATACCAAATGGTTGTTCTAGGTAACCCCTTAACTATATCTAATGATCTGAGTCTCCCTCTAGGATTTTCTATATACCAAAATTTTGGATCAAACTCTTTAATTATATCTATTGTTTTCTTTACCATAGAGACTCCTAATTTAGCTTTATCACTTATTGGTTCTAATTTATTCCAATGTCTCCATAGAGCTGCTACACTAAAAGAAGTACAAGGTGGACTCGCCCATATTAAATCTGGTTTGAATGGAACTTTAGATGTATCAAAATCTAATATATCCACTACATAATCAACCCCATCGAATTGATTGTAGTCAGAAGTAAAGGTTTTATATCCTAGCTTTTTAGCTTCTTTACTAAAAATGCAACTTCCTGCAAACAACTCTAGTACATTCATTTAGCAAAGATAGTAAACATATTATAAACAAACACTATTATTTTGAAAATTGAGCAACACAAATAGAATATCTTTGATCTTGCTCTTTGTATTCTTTTTTCATAATAGGATCTGACATACACCTTTGTATAAAATCTTTCTTGGTTTCGTTAGGACTAGGTTTAGGTATTGGCATAATTATAGTTTTTCTAATAGTTTCTCTAGGTTAGCTAAAGCTCTCCAAGCAACCTTTCCATCGTGGTATAATCCATCATCATCTAAAGTACCACACTCTATTAGATGCCTAGCAAGTGCATCAAGCTCATCACTTGATTTACTTCTATCCCAATGCAATGGTTTGCCAGGATTGTGTTGTTCGTTCCCAACATAACTAATTTTAGATACATACTTTATAGCTAATGGGAAATATTTTAATGCCCCTGAGTAAATAGGCATTTCCTTTCTTTGTTGATCTTTATTTTTATTCATAGTATTATTGCGTCTATTACTGGTAGCATAGCTATTTCTTTTGATATTTTATTATTATCAATAAAATCAGTAGTTTTAGGTAATTCTTTATAAAACCACTTAGGGCAAATATACAACAAATTCCAACTATATATTCCCTTTGGTGTTGAATTTATATATATTGGAACATCAAAGTCCTCATTTGCTTGTTTAATCAAAGCATCAAACTTACCTTTTTCAATAACCAGGTCGTCATAATGAGTCTTTCTACATTTTAATTCTATCCTATGTTTTCTAGATGGACTATAACAATCCCACCTACTTATAGGATTTAAACTCATTACTAAATCAGGATATACTTGATCTTTTAAATAGTCAAATAAATCTTTTTCAATCATTATAATCATATAATCTTGCTTGTTGTTTATGTTTATTAAATTTATCTTTTGCAACATTAAAGTATTCTTCATCTATTTCATATGCGTCTATATCATATCCTAAATTATTACAAGCTATTAAAATAGTTCCTGAACCTAAATGTGTATCTAATATTTTATCTCCCTCTTTAGCATATCTCATAAGTAACCATTCATATAATGCTATTGGTTTTTGACAAGGATGCCACCTTAATTTATTTTCCCAATCTATTGTGTTTCCAATAACATTTCCGATTGATTTATAGTGAAATATTTTCATATTCACTCCAAAACTATGACTTGCTATATCGCAATCAGATAATTTTGTTGCCCCTTTTCTTTTACCCCCTCCTGTTTTATCGTGTACGATTCTACCAACATCATTAATATATTTTGAATAATAATTAACCCCAAATATTATCCTATTTTTTGATACTCTATTTAATTCATCAAAATACAATTTAGTTGGTATATTATTATTCCAAGTAATATCTTTGTGATGTTTTTTTGAATTTCTAAAATCTCCTATACCGTAAGGTGGATCAACAATAGCTAAATCATATTGGTTATCAACCATATCTTTCATAGCTTCTATACAATCTTTGTTATATAGGTTTATCATATAGATCTATATATTTCAATCATTATATTTGTCATAGACATATCTTAATCTTCTTATCTTCTCGTTAAAACAAGTGCCACAATTTGTTGTCTTATCCATTGTGTTGAAGACTCTATTGTATATCTTCAATAAACGAAGTTGTTGATCTGATGTTACTACATTAGTGTTCAGATCAAGAAAGCTACCTACATATTCATATTCATCTTCAATAAAGCAATTAGGTTT